CAAAACTGGAGCAAGTTCCCAGAAGAGGTGTGCAATCTGGCTGATGGTCTGCTTGATGACCACAAGACTGGCGATAGCATGCTCGAGACATGGGGCGCACCTGTCTTTCATTGATAACAGATCGAAGATCTGTTTAGATATATGGCAGCAACACCAACCGAAAGGAGAACCAAATGGAAAGCAGTATCCGAACCGAGGATATGACTGTCGGTGAACTCATGGTCTTGGCTAACCAAGCCGAGGACATGGCTCACGGACTAATGCAAAAGGCAATGGACCTTCGGGTTCAAGCAAGGAACAAACAGGTTGATATAATCAAAAAGCAACTAGCGGAAGGAGCAAGTAAATGAAAGTAAAAGTATATGACCCAAGCGGTGATGTAATTGCTGAAGTGTATGACTACGCAGCAGGTGCATTACTCATGAGCTTGTATGGTGATGGCTCAACAATCAGACTAAAGAATGTAATTCTTTGGTTAGAAGGTGCAGATGGTGAAGGTGCTCAGAGTTATGACAACACCTCAACCATAATCGAAGAACGACTAAGAAAGGTAGGTGCAATACAATGATGTTCATCCCTCACATCGGTGACCGCATCAGTAATGGTGCGGTCATAGTAGATCTCAAGAGATCTTGGGACACAGACCCAGACACATATCTGGCACTCTGTTTATGGACAGAAGACACACAGCAGGTCGAACCAATCAGACGAAAGGTAGACCTGTATGTAACATGGAGAATATATCCAAGCGAAGATGGCTTGGTGCATGCCAGAAATGGTCACTATCACGACACACTCTCAGAAGCAGTTGTTGATTTCAACAGCCGTACATGAGATAATATCCCACAACCAAACGAACAGGAGAAACAAATGACACAACAAACAATCCGCTCTCGCCGTAATGCTTATAGCATTATCGGTGAGGCAGTCACCGCTACATCTGCACGAGATGCAGCACAACAGGCTGGTCTCGACTGGCATGTACAACTGGCTGACGTACAAGCGTTAGCCGTATCGAATGATGGTGTTAATACCCTCGAAGTACCATCAACATTCGCAACAGTTCGTACCAATAAGGACACAACACAGTCAGTGCTTGGCACTGTCGGTGGTAGATACAAGGTGTTCCAGAATGACGAGATGTTCTCAGGTCTGGACGCACTAGTTGATTCAGGCGATGCAAGATATGCATTTGCTGGTGAGGTTAAAGGTGGAGCGCAGGTGTACATGGTGCTCGAGCTACCTAACGAAGTTAAGATAGCCAACGATCCTCATGCTTGCTACCTTGTAGCAAGAACATCACATGATGGTTCAACTGCACTACAGATATCACCATCAATCCAACGCTTGCGTTGCACCAATCAGATAGCAGGTATCTTTGCTAAGACTGGTACGTATACACTCAAGCACACAACCAACGCTGAGTTCCGCATTGAGGATATCAAGCGGATCATCCCTGTTACCTACGAAGGTATTAAGTTCTATGAACTTATCGGTAACAAACTTATCAACGAGAAGATCTCAGATGCAGAAGTGGACGCCATCTTTAATAAGATGTGGTCTATCCCAACCATCATTGAGAACTCACCTTACTCACTGTTAAGTGCAGGACAGAAGCGACAGTTCAACTCAGCAACGATTGCACGTCAGACTGCTAAAGCAATCTATCGTGGTGATACCAATACACAAGAGGAACTATACGGAACTAGGTTCGGTGTGTTCCAATCTATCGTGGAGTATGCAGATCACTACAGTCACAAGGCTGATTCAGTTAGAGCCGAGCGCATCATTACAGGTTCGGCTGACCGTATCAAGAGCAGAGCTCTTGACCTACTAACGAAAGGAATCTAATGGAGAACCCATTACAGAAGTACGTAGATGGGTTGGATAATCCAACCCCCTTCGTACCACCAAAGATATCTGTTCGTGTGGCTAACTATATAATCAAGGCTCTTGATTACTTGCATATTTATGCAGGCGAGAAAGATGAACCCGAACTTATAGAGTCAGACATACACAAGGAGGCAGAGGAAGCAATGGTTGACATTGTAGTTATGTCTCCAGAGGAGATACCGAATGGGTAAGTTAATCAATAAAAAAATCCTGCAGGCTAGACCACCTAGTCTGCAGGTTAAACAACTCGCTGGGTGGTCATGGTACTGCGGGTATCATGACACCATGGGAAGTGGTGACACTAGGCATGAAGTATTATGGATGGCTGGTGCTCACATGGATTACTTCTCAGAAGTAACTGATGACTGTGATATCTATGTAAGGGAACACAAGGTCGAGAAGGAGAATGATGGGCAAGCCACGTCCAACAGAAATAAAACTAGTAGCAAAGCTACTAGATCCTGACGCCGAAAACTCCGAAGGTGCTGCGGAACTAGCGGTTGAAATCATCGAGGCTCTAGATAAATCTAGGACTAAGAGAGAATCGTTTATTGTCGTAGCAAGGTTGGCAGACTGGGTTCCAGTACAAGCATGGGGTGAGTTTACTACCCGCTTACAAGCGGAGAAGTTCTTCCCCAATCTTTCATCACCAGACACAGGTGGTAAAGGATCAATAGTTCGTCTGGAAAATCCAGACGACTTACTCAAAAGAATAGGAGTAATCAAGTAATGTTCTATAACGGATTCACATTACTGATGCAGATCCTTGCGGGTCTAACTGCATACTGGATTGGTAACTATTATGGTTACGAGCGAGGTAAGACAGAGATGTATCAGACCTTGAAGAATCTAGATGCAAAGAGTAGAGAGTTCTTCTCTACTGTATCCAAGAAATAAACTAAAGGCGGGGGCGTTATGCCTCCGCCTTTTTTTCTTTCTCTCGTGCAGCCATGTTAGTTACCCAATATAATTTATAGAACTCTTCATCAAATGCAAATCGTTTCATGTGTTGAACTGTTGCTCCAGTGTGGGCATACAATGGTATGCCAGCTTCCTTCATTAACATGAAGAACTGAATGTCTTCTGATATAAATTGTTTATCTTCTCCACTAGAAGTCTCCATAAATAATGGTCTATCACCATGAAACTTACGCATCTTGTCAGCCACTGATCTGTGCATGAGAAAGAATCCATAGCCAGAGTAATCAACTTTGACTATGGCATTAGGTTCAAGTGGATGAGTGTATGACATTACATACTTATCAGTCTCGTGTGCTATAAACAAAGCAGGGTATGGTTCCATAAGTGCCTGCTCGTTTTGTTTTGATATGAAGTATGTACCAGTAACTGCTGGTCTTTCTTTAGCGTCAGCAATTGACCAGAGTTTAGTAGCAGCATCGTTCGTAAGAACGATGTCTGAATCTACCCACAAGATCCATTCGATGTCTGTCTTCTTGTGCCATGTATCAAATGCAGTTTGTCTTTGCCTGCCTATCTGATTACCCTGCACACGTTGAGCTGACGTAATGGGCAAACCACTGGTTAGAATTGTGTATACAATTCCTTGAGTAAACTTGCCATCAGTTGTGCCATTGTCACACCAAGTAATCATGATCCTATCTTTAGTTTTTGACATGGTCACCACCCTATCCTTATTTCTTTTTCTTCCTTGATACTGCTGCGTTATCAATTAAGTTTGGGTATGGTCTACCTGCCGCCTTGGCACGAGCACGTGCCTCTGCTTTCTGTTCAGGTGTTAATGGTGTTGATGTTTTCTTTGGATTAGTTGTTTTCCAAAATGGTTTCTTTTTCATTAGTACGGTGTTATCCCTCCGAGTTTGTCTGCGATATCTTTTATACCTTTTGCAACCAATTGTTCCACACGTTGAGGTGAGATATCCCAAGCCTCGGCTATGTCCACAAGTGGCATGTCGTTTACAAATCTAGATGTCAGTATGCCTTGCATTCTGGGATCTAGTTTCTTCATTGCTCTATCTACATCAGCAATCATTGCTGCCAAATTGTTACCCTCATTGGCTGGCTTCTTAGCCTTGACCCCATGTACATCTGGATCAAAGACTTGGTTAGCCAAGTATGATTCATTAGTGCCAGCAACTTTAATTAAATTCTCAATTAGATCTAGACGATAGAAGTATTCATCGCCTAGTTCATAACCAAGTGTGCGAGCTTTTTCTTTGCGAGCGTACCGCTCGCCAGCCCTACGCATGAATGTACTAAATGCTTTCTGTCCTTGTTTAATATCAATAGGATCTTCACGAATTAAATACTCAGCAACTTTATCTCTACGTTTCCACGCATACTCATTCATTGCCTGTCTTATATCTTCAAGCTCCACAAATCTATGGTAACGCTTAGATAAACTCCAAGCCAGAGATACATTGATCTCATTAACCTCATCCCATATTGGATGATCACGATCTAATTCAGCCACGGTCTTTAAGCAAGTAAGCATGTGCTGCCATTACCATATCTGGATCATCATTAAGTAAACCTAACACTCTATTGTGAGGCGAACACAACAGACCCCGCACCTTGCCAGTCTGGTGATCATGATCAATATCAAGAGCACGATTCGTATATGATTTTCCACAGATATAACATCCGCCGTTTTGTTCTTCAAGCATACGATTATAATCATCAACACTTATTCCATAAGAACGGATCCTTGAGATCCGTTGCTCTTGTAAGTCTTATTCCGATTTCTTGGCATGCTTAGCCCATACTCCACGCTGAACCATCAATGCAATGATTGCGTAGTTTGCAATATCAACAAACGAATCTTCTAATGATTCGTTGTTAGGTTTAACATTCTTGTATATCAGATTCTTTAATCGCTCTAACTTGTCTGACATACGAACCATTAACCCATTGGTTGCACCGCCAGGTGCATTCCAGATATTGAATGGACCATAATCAATTTGTTTCTTTACAAGAACTGCCAGCAACTCATCATATATTTTCTGAGCATCCTCTTCAAACTCAAGGATTAGCTGGTCGGATTTTTCAGTCGCCAACGGAGCACCTTTCTAGTTAATTGCATTGACTAGGTCAGTCAATACTTGTGCTCCTTGTGTGCAAATTATACTATTAACATCGCTGTCAGGTGGTAGCGACACACGTACGGCTTGAGGTATTGCATCTTGTAATCTTCTAGCTAATTCCTGACCAGGATTTGAACCATCCTCTTTAGCATCGTTATCAGTACAGATTAATACTGTACCTATCCCATCAAAGCAACGAGCAAAGTGAGGCTTCCAAGCGTTAACTCCTGCAACAGCGACAGCAGGATGACCAGCAAGTGTTGCACTGATTGCATCTATTTCTCCTTCTACTATTAGAACTTTATTGATAGCACTTAGTATTGCGTCAACATTATATAGGTGGTGCTTCTGACCAGTAGGTATCATGTACTTAGGATCTCCACCATCAATGCGACGGAACTTAAACCCTACTACACCAGCCTCGGTTATATAAGGAATAGACAAGTGATTCTTGATTCTATCCTCATGCCCAGGTGCTACCTCTGATACATATCCAAGCATGAACCGACTAGCACCTTCAAGAATCCCACGCTCTTTTAGATACGCCTCTGCTGGTGAACCAGCAAGAGCCTCATGGTATTGCTTGGCTGCCCTAGTCCAGAGTTCAATTAGCTTTGGATTAGTTCTCATCCCACTCCTGTTTTGCCCACAAAGTAAAGTTAATATAAATAAATAGTAGATCTAATCTTAATACTCTTGCATCCACATATTCAATTAGATCTAATGAATCTAAATCCTCATAAACAGATGTCATTGTATGGTATTCAATACCAATACCCCAACAATAAATGCGGTTGAACCCTGCATGTAAAGTAAATCTTCCCATTATTTCTTCTCCTGCCTATGCATTATGAATGGAGGTGCGCTATACACATCATTCTTCGTTGCTATCTGCAACGCCTTACGCCAAGTTGCGCCTTGTTGTACAGCACCAACTGCATAAGAAGATCCCGAACCTATCCCATATACTCCATCATCACGTAGGAATACCGAGAATGTATCATCTATTTCATAGATGATTCCATTAACTGCAATTAAAAATAAAAATTCATAATCTTCTGACTTGTCATCTGCAACCCAACCATTCGCCTTCAAAGCCTCACGCATACTTGGAACTACATCCGTAATCATAAAATGATATTGATCTTTAATTGAAGGTGGTAGTGCTGGTGGTCTCCAAATATGTTGGATCGTATCACATGGCATAGTCGTCCCAGCTCCCGCAATTAAATACTTACCACGCTTGGTAATCTTTGTAATAATAGGATGAGAGTATGGTCTGCCCTTCTCTGTAGTTGTACGAGAATCGGCTGCAATAATGCAATGATCATTCTTTTGTATACCAATAATAGTTGTCATTACTTTCGCAATCTTGGTGGTGTCCACCTACCATTTGTCCGTCGCCTGCCACGTATAGGCGTGGCAAACTCTTTACTCTTTTCTGATCCTATGTTTTTTTCTGCCCACTTACGAGCCTCTGAGTATGTTAGCTTTTCACGAGCCATGACTATCTGTATACCAGAGCCACTACCATGACAGGCATAACATACCCAGACGCCCTTCTCTGAATTAACTGAAGCAGACTTGCGTGAATCATCATGCACAGGGCAGAGAATAGACTTTTCACCTTGTGGCAAGGTTAAACCATAATGATTAAAGACTGCTTCAAGAAATTCAGGCTGATTCATTTAATACCAATTCCTTTCTTGATGGAAATTGTACGCCTTGCACCAAGTTCCGTACCGATGAAGCACATACTTGTGTGCTTCTGATGTCTGTTTTAGTATGGACCAATCTGGTTTTGCCCAGAGTAACTGCCATACTCCACGAGCACCACTCGATTTGTTGTACGAGTCGATGTTGTAACGGCTCTCTTTGTACGCAATCTTCTTCGCACAAGCAGCCTCTCGTTTGTCTGTTGTTACCGTGCTTATCGCCAACTCCAAAGCCTCCTCCTTGTTTAAGGTAGGAAGTATTTTCTCTATCGTTAAGATAGGAGATTGGGCTGACGCTGGTGTTGATATTACTATCAACATTGTTAATACGGTCATTACTGTCAACCGCATAGTTACCTCTTTTCAGTTGATAACTAACTGTCACCTTGTTATCTATGTCCATTGTAACCTGCCTGTTTTAGCAGATCGACCCAGAGTTGCGCTGGCATTACTGCATACGACTCTGAGACATTTGTAGTGCCACGCTTTTTTATTAGCACCACTCCAGTCTCGGCATCTGCATGAGTCATTTCATTGTCTAACTCTTTCAGATACCCAGAAAGATCTATCTTCTTTTCATTCTTACATTCTACTACAACACCATCTATGCCATCAATATCACCAACATCATCATGGCGACCAGCACCATAAGCTCGCTCAGCACAATAAAATCCATTAGAGACTAGCCACTTGGCTACGTCTCTTTCGTATTGAGAACCTTTACGTTTACTTGGTGTTGACATAATGATTTACTAATATCTGTTTAACTTCTATGCCACGTTTTTTTCTAATTCTCATTCGTTCTCTAGGAGAAGTGCCACCCCATATACCGTATGACTCATGAGCAAGACCCCACTCTAAACACTCTTTCATTACTGGACACTCCTTACATATCTGTTTAGCTTTCCGTTCTTCACTACTAGTAGCACTGGTGTGATCTTGGAAGAAAAACTCTAAACCAATTTCTTTACAAGTTGCATTAGTGAAGTCTGGATATTTCATTGACTAGTACCTCAATCGGTTGTAATTGATTAGCGTCCATTACTAATCGAGTGCCGTAACCATAGTCATGTAAGTAATGATTAGCAAGAAAATTTTCTCGTGTTGTCCAACCAATAACATCAAATAAACTATCCACATGTGGAAGTTGTTTATCCCCAGAAAACTTTACAAGTACAGCCAGATTAGATACAAATAACTCTGGTGCATTAAATATTAATTGCGGTAGTGTTGACGTCTTAACCTGTATAGATCTTCCCAATACCGTCTGGAGGTCGTGTCCGTTATCACCGCTAGGCGTAACCGTATCATCCGTCGGTAACCCAAGGAACCTAGCACATGCCACCTCACCCAAGCGACCCATAAGATTAACGGAATACGAGGAATTATTTTTATCAAACTTACGATCCGTAACATCATACTCCTTCTTATTCTTTCTTACCCTGTGGATAAACCTAAGTGAATCCATGATCTCATCTTCAGTTAATTCTATTACTGCCATTGTCGCACTACTCTTGCTCTATTTAATTCTGCTGGTGAGTTATATAAACTCATATGACTTGGCTCAACAGATAAAGTAATATAATTCTCGGCTGTTGGATCTGCCTTACCATGGCGATTCTTTACAACAGCAACCCTATATACATTGGCTATACCATCTAACGCTACGCTCAGTACCAGTTCAGGTAAGGCTGAGACCTTACCCATTAAAGCTTTACGTGGGGCTGGGTAGTTAGGCTTAGACATCTTTTCATTTTCGGATACATGGTGTAGAACTATGAACGCAGATTCATATTCTCTAGCCATGTAATGGAATGCAGACATTGCATCACGCAATGCTGTCCACTCATTGTCGCTGACTGCAGCGACATTCATTAAGTTATCAATATAGATTGCTGATGGTGGAGCACCGTGCAATTCAATCCAAGCTTCAATCTCTTCTTCAATATCTTGTAAAGAAGGAGACGGATCAAAACTAAAACGAATATGTCCAGCACCATCAGCCAGTGCATCTTCTAGGAGGACAGATGCCTCCGAGTCCATCATTCTTTCCACATCAGTCACTGGTCTATCCATAAGGATTGCACCTGCACGAAGGGCAATCGTTCGAGAATCAGAGTCTGCTGAAAAGTATAAGGCTGGAGTCTTAGATGTAACTGCGTACCATAAAGCAAGCATGGTTTTACCACCACCTGGTTGTGCTGCAACCAAGTGTAATTGTGCCTGACGGAATACAACTTGATTGCTGGTGAGTTGAGGTAGAACTTCAGGAAGGGCATGCCCTGCTGGAGATTCCACTCCTACTACTTGCAATAAGGTACGCATGGATTACTTAGTCCAGATTGTTTCGGCTTCTACTGCGCCTACTGTAAATGGCTTTGGTCCTTTAACAGGATCAAACCAACCTACATAGTTTTTACCAGCCTTGGAAGTACCCTTCTTCTTTGCATACTTACCACGACCATCTGGTAAATCTGGAGCATCTGGGTGTCCATATGTCCATTCATTGCCATACTTATCTTTAACAACCTCGATAGAGGTTGGTCCAGAACTAACTACTGTTGGGTTTAATCCAGCATTAGTTAGTGCTTGTACGGTTTTATCCATTGATGTCATACCGCCACGACCACCAAGTGCAGTCTGTAGTTCGGTTGCTGCTTTGATTGCCTCAATAGCAGCAGTCATGTTGGTAGCAAACTCAGCAGCACTATCACCTCGGACAGTGAATAGGTCTGTGCTGTTTAGCTTACCTGTATATGAGAACTTAGATTCAGTCATCTAGTTCGTCCTTTCTTTCCCTTTGTTGTTGGTATTTGCAATGGGAAATCTTTACTGCCCATCGCTGGGCATTTATCTTGGAACGAACACATACGGCATGAATCACCTACGGATGGTGGGAACCATCCATTCAATACCGAATAGTTCATTGCACCAAATACATAATCAAAATAATCTATTGTCAGGTGCGACAGATCTATTAGATCGTCAAGCGAACCTGTTCTTGTCATAAAGAATGCGCCCCACTTAGGGCGAACACCCAAAGCTCTTTCAATACCAGAGGCATACAATCCTGCTTGGATCATACCAAATGGTGTCCTAGAACCTGTCTTGTAATCAACGATTACCAAGTCTTCCCCCACTTGGTAGATCGCATCTACAATAAAGCGAACTGGTGTTCCCCCGAAGTGAACATCTGCTTCCCATTCAATTCCAGGACGACCATCTGGCATAGTAGCAATTTTCCAACCAGAAGACTCGTACCATTTCTGGTACGCCTCTACCTGCTTGAGTCCATCGCTTTGCCAAAACGATAGATCTTCTCCGTCTGGACGTAAGGTGGTCTTACGTCCAGCCGTCTTCCACTCTGTCGAGGGAATCCCAGACTTGTCTTCGACTTCCTTGACGGCATCATTAAATACCTCAAGCCACTTCTGTGTCAAATCAATTGAGGTCATCATCACCTCTTATATATTCAGGGTTGTCCGCAGGGGTGGGTGCAGTCATTGGCGAACCACAGTTCGCACAGAAGGAATCAAGAAACCACATGATGAGTTCATAGTTTTGAAAGATTGCACGTATGACCTGTATGTTTGAGCCACAGTTAATACACTCATTGCTTGGTATACCACGTTGATCAATTGTCAAGTTGCTTCTTGTAAAACTCATGGTTGAGCCACTCCAGCATGGAGTGGACAGCAGAACCAGCAGCAAGATATACCGCAGGTTTCTCTGGAACCATAGCTACTTTGCTAAGATAGTATTTTTGTGGACAAGATTGCCAAGTGGATAACTGGCTATAAGATCTATGGGGAGGAAGTTCGTTCATTACCGAATAATAATCTAACCAACTGACAATCTCTGGTAACGACACACTTGTAGTTTTAACCAATAATCTGATAAGGTTGAGGGGTGGTGGGCGGGAAAGGCTCGCCCAAGGCGAGCCGTGAAAAAGAATAGGAAACTATGACATACCCAAATTGGTTTGAAGGTACTAATGCAAGAATAAACTTTGAAAAACATTTACTGCCATTATCGAACACAGCCTTGCGCTGTGTTCAAATAGGTGTATATACAGGAGACGCCACTAAATGGATAGTAGATAATATTTTAAAACATGA